CCGAATGGGGTTGTATTTAGATCCGCCAAGTTGGTTGAAATGATCCACGGAACCGTAGACTGATAAACGAACTCTAGCCATTCGCCCCGTGCGTTATGTAACCAGTTGGTATGATCTGCTGCCGGCGCCTCGCCCTCTACCCATCCGGTCGCCTGTTTGGATGAGCCGGGGTCGGTTACATCAGCAGCACCGTCGGCCCATGTGGGAATCCTAGTAGTTGGAAGGGTTGCCATTTACTTCGCTCCTGTATAAGTGCCGTTGCTGTAGCCGTGCGAGCTAGACGTTTCCGACGTGCCGTTGGTGTCGCTGAACCGGAATAGATCATCATCATCGATCTCGGTCTGGCTGTAGACAAATTGTAGATTGGTGGCGGCCGAGGCGGCGCGCCGCAAAAGCGTCCCAATCTCAGTGGCGTCACCCGTTACGATATAATCCTGCGCCCGAAGGTAAAGCGCCTTTGGGTAGTACTCATCAACCAGGATGTCGGGTGTGCCCCCAACGAGGAGCTGTGTGATTTCGATCATGTCCTCGATCGAGCCCTGGCTGCGCAGTATCGCAAACTCCACCTGTAGCCGGCGCCTATAGGTTTCGTCGTCACGGCCTCCCCGGGAAACGCCGGCTATCTGACCAAGCCCGTCCAAGCGGTGCCCCGTTGCCGTGTCCAGGTTTCGATCATGGATCAACTGGATCGCCACGTCCTCAAACGCCTGGGCCTGGTCCACGAAAGCTGAAGCAAGCGCCCGCAAGTTTACGGATCCGCGAAACTGCTCCAGCATCCGGCCTAGCGCCGTCTCCGTATGGTTTGAAATGTAGCCATCCCCCACAGTAAGCGTTCGGCTCTGGTCAAACGGCGTCCCCGTCAGCAGTCCGTCAACTTCTGCCGTGGCTGGGCTGGTTGTCCAGCCGTTCACCGGTGTGATGTTGTAGTGCATGTCAGTGGCCGGCGGGCCAGCGCCGCCTGGCTGCGTGACCGTGACCACGTAGTCGTTTGACAGGCTCGTGACGACTTGCAACGCCGTCGTTGCTATCGCCACCCCGTTCACCGAACAGGTGGACGTAGTCAGCGCCAGCCCTCCTGCGCCGCCAAAGATGAACACGGCAGGCCGTGTCGCCGAAAATACGGAGTTGTCAGGAGGGGAGAGGGTTAGGAAGCCGGCGGCCATTAGCTTGTCACCGTAACATCACCACTAGCAATGGTTCCTAGTTGCCTTGCAGTTAGAATGTGGTCGGGGGTTGCAGGGGTTGCGTCGTCCTCCACCATAACCGTTCCCACGTCCACGTTGACCACGCCGTCAATCGCAGAAACGACCCGGACGATGTCCGAACCATAAACGCTTTGTCCCACCGTAAGGTTCGCAATTGCCCAGTCCGCAACAGCGGTTTGCACGTCAGTGTCTCCCACGTAGGTCCCGTCTGTAGCCGCTATCAGTGTCAGGTCCACATAAAGCCGAACTGTTGTGGGCTCGCTGTAATAGACCGTATGCGTGGTCCCAGACGAGTCCGTTGCTGTGCCACTGAGGCCGCCGTACGTCTGCGTTCCAGCAGGCTTTCGAAGTAGTATCTCATCCACCACATCCTGTGCGGTGTAGGCGGGCGCGGTTATGCTGTGTACCAGCACTTCGATGGACTTCGGCGGAAGTCCAAGCGCATCGGTTACCCCGGTGGGGTTCTCGAAGACCGTGCAACTATCAACGCCGGTCACCTGGAGCATTTCGGCTCGGATGGCCTCCACTGTTGCAGCGCCGGCAATAGCCAGTGACTGTTCACGCCGAAGGCGCAGCTCGCTATCAGTTTCCTCATCGGTGCCCGGGACATAGTCATCGTTGATGCCCATGGCGGTAAGCCCAGAGACGGGCGTGCTGATCACAAGCGCGCTGTCCGTGATGAACGCCTTTGGATAAGAGCCGGCCGTCACCGCTTGCATGTCGACCTGTACGTAGTCTGTAACGCCGTGCTCCTCGATCGTGGCGTCCGCAGTTGTTTCGAACAGGCTATCCGGGTCGCCGTCCACATAGCCTTGCGTGCCGGCTGGCACCACGGTGTCCACCGTGCCGATCAATAGAATCTCCACAGTGGCCTTAGTGGCCTCTTGCCGGATAGCCCCCGTGAGTGCAGACACATAGCTGAGCGATTGGCCGCTTGCGGTGTCTGGGTAGGCTGACTGGTAAACTTCCTCGAGCAGCTCCCAGCACTCCGCCAGTGCTGCGGCGTAGATCCCATTGAGTTGGCCCGCCACGCTGTCGGCTTGCACGTTTAGATCGGCGTCAATGTTTGCGATCTCTTCGGCCTCAAGATCGGAGACAATCTCGTCCACGTTCTTGATGGTGATGCCTGTTGCAGTGAGTCCAGCCATTAGATTTCAGATTTCCACGATAAAGGGTGAGAAAACGAGCACCTCGCCCGTGTCCATAGTAGCAGTAAACTGCACAGTCAGCGTCCGCGTCGGCGCGTCAATCGTCAGCTCCATGCTGTTGACCGCGCTGATGCCTGGAGTGGTACGTACAGCGGTACGAAACAGCGAGCCCACGAGATCGAGGTCAGGCGCCTTGATGAGAATGCTCCGAAAGTATGGGATCCCTTCTCGCTCGTCCAAGAACCACTCCGCCAAAAAGAAGCGGCACCGAAGGCGCACCTGTTGCTCGATGGCGGCTTCTCCTGCGATCAGGTTGAGCTGGTGACTTGTCAGGTCCAAGTCGCCCGTTTGTCCGCTGTAGTTGAGTGCGATGTCACTCATTTGCTTGCCTTGACCGTTTCAGACCCCACGGACTCCGCTGGGATCCTGCCGCCAGGCGCCGTGTAAGGGTCGGTCCAAACGACCTTCCCGCCTGAGTTGTTACCGTCCGCAAGTGTGAGCGCGATCGACGCTAGCTCAGCATCTACCAGTGCAGCCAGTGCGATAAAGTCCACCTGCGAAGCCTGCGTCCCGTCGCCAATGACCATGTGAGTCGAGTCGAACGGCACAAGGTTGCTCCCGTTAGGGTGCAGATTGACCGGGTGGAACACGGCGCCGCTCATGGTGAACCGTCGCAAGTCTCCGGGGTCTGTAGCGTTTCCTTGGTTGCGCCAAACATCCAACGAGTATTTTGTGCAGACAACCAAACCGAACGACCCAGTTTCAATCGGAAAGGTGATGGACCACGAGCCGCTTCTAGGAAAAAGGACTGGCACGTTGTCAATGTAGGCATCTTCCGGTGCCTCGATGGTTTCGGTTCTTCGCTCTTCGCCATCTCTCCACACTTCAAAGAACTGGGGTTCAAGCTGCACCGTGTTCGTGCTGCTCTGCCAGTCGAGAACCTTGGCGGGAAACGCCGTCTGCATTTGGCGCTCGCGTTGCTCGATTTGGTTTCGAGTAAAGGATGACAGGGGGGGAGTCGCGCTCATGGCTTTACCTTCTTCCCCTCAAGCTCGATGTTGAAGTCGTCACCAAACAGGCTGCCGCTGTACAGTGCGCGGAGTACCCGGTAGCGCCCGCTGACGAATTCGCTCTGTACGTCTACCAGCGAGCCCGGGAATACATTCGGCAATAGGCGGTGGTTCAGCGTCATGATGCCGTCATTGTCTACAGACGGGTATCCGATCAAACCCGTCTGCGGACTGATGACTGTCACGGGTACGCCCTCTTTGGCCTTGCCATATTCTAGGATCTGCACCTCGTTGTCTTGGACGCTAAACTCAATGCCCCGGCTCTTGCTCAGCTCGGCGAGCTCATCCACGGCGTAGCCCCTCACATGCATCCCGTTCTCGAGCCGGTCCGGTAGCCCTTTGCCGTCGTTGATGTTCACGACGCGGTGAATGTTCCCTTTCCCGTACCCGGCTGTCTGCGCGAGGTACTCAAACACCTTGCCAACGGTCGTTCCTTTGGGGAACCATTTACGCGCCCAGTTCTTTGCGCCCCTCTCCCCGTCCCCGGCTTCGATGTCGGTAGCAAGGACGGGCGGCTCCCGGCGGTGCCGGACGCTGCGCACATCGCCTACAAACAGCGCGTGGACGTTATTCCCATAACCAGCCTCGAGCGTCACGATCAACCGTGCATCCTGTTGCATGAGGCGGCGCGTCTCCTCGGACAGATTGAATACCGTAGCCTCCATTGTGCTCGGCTCTTTTTCTAGCGTGCGGTTGACGGTGAATCCTATGTTGAGGTTTTCAATGGTGGGAGGGAGCTTCACGCCGGGGGATGTGGTCGAGAAGCTGAGTCGTATCTTTCTATTGAATACATCGCCCATCACTCACTCGGCACATAGATTAGTGAGACAGACGAAATGGTTGCAAGCGTGGGGTCGTCGGTGCCAGCCAGGAAGAGCTCGCCGGGCGGCACGGTGTCTA